GCTGCAGTTAAACGTGGTTTTGATAGAGCTCATTCACTTCCTTTGATTTCTGGAAATGTTGAAATGATGAAAACATTTTTTAAATCTGCATTACAAAAAGGTCTAAGTGCATCTCAACCTTATGATTTGGTAGGTGAAATGGGTGAGGGTGTTAAAGCATATTGGGCTGGAGCTGTTATGGCAACTGCACCAATACCATTACAACCAGCTCCGGGTAGTACAGCCAATATACAAGTTACACAAAATCTTATTACTGATGTTGGAGTTTGGCAAAAACCACAATCATCAGTAAATACAGAACCAAATTTTGAATTGAGTAATGAAAGAAGAGCGGAAGTACAAGAACAATTAGAAAGAGCTACAACCAATCATACTAAAGCATTAGTAGAGAATAGACTTGTTGATGCATCTACTTTAGAAGATGAAATAAATAAATGTGAATCTATATTAATTGAAAATGAGGAATATAGAATAACAATACCACCTGATGCAGTTAAGTTAGGTACATTAGATAATATACCACAAAATACAGCACCAACACCTGCACCAGCAGCAACACCACAAACGCCAACTGAACCAACCACATCAGCACAAACACAAACTCAAGAAGAAACACAAACTCCAGAAGAAACGGATGCGGAATTAGAAGCATTTTTAGCAGGGCCTACAGCTGAACGAATAAGTGGTGGACAAAATGAAGGATTTAAATGGAATCAGGGTAAACCATTTGTTCAAGGATTTAGAGCAGGTGGGGGTCCTGGTGGTTTTGGTGGTAGCTTTAATCAAACATATCCACCACCAACATTTCCGCCAAACGCATCACTTGGTTTAAAAGCAGTATTAATTGCACAAAACGATGAAGCTAATGGGGTACGAGAAATTCCCAAAGAAAGTGATACTGGGCATGCTAGAATACTACAAATGCATAAAAATGGTGGATGTAGTACTCCAAACCCTTGGTGCGCATGTGCTGTTACTACTTGGTGGCAGGAAGCTGGAGCAGTTATATCAGGTCATCCGAATAAAGCATACGTTCCAACTTGGGTTAAATGGGCTATTGATAATGGTAGATGGGTTAGTAAACTAGATGGAGCAAATCCAAATTATGTACCAAATGTTGGTGATGCAATTGTATATGGATGGGGAAGTATGAATAATGACCATGGTGGAATGGACCATATTGGATTAGTTTTAAAAGTAGATGGTAAAAAGGTATATGGTATCGATGGTAACTATTCAGCAGCAGTAACTACGCATTTAGCCAATCCAAAAACCATTAGAGGTTATATAATAATAGGATAAATTAATTTAAGTGGCAGCAATACAACCAACAGATAATACGGGATTAATAGTAGATGAGTTTATATCTTATGCAACCAATCACTTAAATAGTGTTAAAGGTACGATATATACTGTATCAGTATATCCACCATTAGGAACTCCAAATATTGGTGTACTAAATTGGACTGGATATTCCGTTTCACCTGCAACTCGAACTACAATAGTAACTCAAGATGATTTTAAACCCAAAGAAGATGTAGAGGAGCATAATTCAGTAAGACCAACACAAGAAGAAAGTATTCAAAATGGAACTAGTGAAGAAGAAATAGATGCAGAATTAGAAGCATTTTTAGCAGGACCTACGGTTGAACGAATAAGCGCTGGACAAAATGAAGCATTCAAATGGAATCAAGGTAAACCATTTGTTCAAGGATTTAGAGCAGGTGGTGGATTCCCGCCAGGATTTACTGGAGCTACGAATGTTGATTTAGGTGCTTTAGATTTAAGTGCACCTTGGCTTCCATTAGCAGCTAAATTTATTGGTAAAAACGAAGGATTTACCGAATTTGCAACTTGGGATGTAAATGCTTATAGATTGGGATTTGGTTCTGATAAGATATTAGGGACAGATGGTAAAGTACGAGATGTACAACCACCAGCATCATATTATAAACAAACAGGGGAAAGGATTCCTGCAAATGGCGATAGAACTACTGTTGAGGCTGCACTTAAAATGCTTGAATATGAATTAGCCGGTCCATATAAAAATAGATTAGTTGGTAATCAAGCATATCAAATCCCACAAGCAACTTTTGATGCATTAAACAATAAACAAAAAGCTGCATTAATAAGTTATGTTTATAATGTGGGTAGTTTGAGAGTAGGTATAGCAACGGCAATTAAAGAAGGAAACTTAGCTTCAGCTGTAACACAAATACAAGCTGGGCCGGTAACCCCAGAAAGATATCGTCAGGGTTTACAAAGAAGAAGAAACGAAGAAGCAACCCTATTTAGTTCATAATTTTCAAAAATAACAATTCAAATATTTATAAACATAACAAATAATAAAGTATGAATACGGACAAACTATTAAAAGCCATCCAAATTCTTATTAAAGAAGAACTTAAAGAACAATTACCTGCTTTAATTAAGGAAGGTGTGAAGGCTGAAATGAAAAAGATGTTAGCAGAGGGTAAACAACCTGCTAAACCAAAAACTACTGGATTATCAATGGCTAAGGCTATGTTAGATGATGATATCATTGAAGAATCTGTATCTACAAATACAGCTCCTCAAAAACAATTTAGTAAAAACCCAATGATTAATCAAATCCTTAATGAAACACGTGGTGGAATTCCACAAGGAGATGGGGGGTTTAGAACAATGAATTTTGGACAGGGTGATATGAGTTCAATAGTAGGTAGAACGGCAATTGCCGAAAAAATGGGTTATGGTGATTTAGCAAAAGGACCTCAACCAACTGGATTGGGTGTAAATACCGGAGTAGCTGAATTGGATAAAGCTTTTAACAGAGATTATTCTGAATTAGTAAAAAGATTTAAGAAGTAATGGCAATTATATTAGGTAGAAAACCAATTATAGAAACTAAAGATTATGAAGACTATGCAGTTGGTTTAGCCTTGCCAATCCAAATAAGTAATGTTGCGTTTAGGCAAAATTACACGGAAATAGAACAACTTAAATCTAACATAAAAAATTTGTTATTAACAAAAAGAGGAGAACGATTAATGAATCCATTCTTTGGAACAGGTGTTGAAACTCTATTATTTGAACAAATAACAGATGATTTTGAAGACAGAGTTCAGGAAATAATAACAAATTCGGTTGAAAGATATATACCAAATATTAATATCGATGAGATAATTGTTGATATGAGTAATGAAAATAAAGATAAAAATTTAGTGAATATATCATTGAAGTTTAGAAGTAGAAATACTGGAAATTCTGGTGAAGTATCAATGACAATTCAACAAACAGCACCATAATATGAATCCAAAACCTAATAATAAAATGTATAGCGGAAAGGATATAAAATATCTTAATAAAGATTTTTCTGCTTTTAGAGATAATTTAATAGAATTTGCAAAAACATATTTTCCAAAAACAAATACGGATTTTACGGAAGCATCTCCGGGTATGATGTTTATAGAGATGGCATCTTATATAGGAGATGTTTTATCATATTATGTAGATGATACATTTAAAGAATCATTATTAACAACAGCCGAAGACCAAGAAAATGTAATAGCATTAGCTCAATTTTTAGGATATAAACCAAAAGTAACATCACCATCAACAACAACATTGGAAGTGTATCAACTTGTACCGGCTATTGGAAGTGGTGCAGCAAACACCATCGATGGTAAATATTTGTTGAGAATAAAGCAAGGTATGGTAATTGAATCAAAAACCGATGCTATTAAATTCATAACTACTGATGTAATAGATTTTAGAGATGCTAATAATAGAGAGATTACAATATATAAAAGAGATGTAAACACTGGAGACCCAACTTTATATCTTGTTAAAAAATATATACAAGCGATATCTGCAATTCCACAAGTAGCTACTTTTGATTTTGGTTCATACGAACCATTTGCAAATATAACTTTAGAAAATACTAATATTATAGAAATATATGATGTTAGAGATTCTAATGGTAACAAATATTATGAAGTTCCTTACTTAGCTCAAGAAATGGTATTCTTAGATTACCCAAATACAGAATCAAACGATCCTGACCTTGTTCAATTTAAAGATAGCGTTCCTTATATTTTGAAAACTTTAAAAACACCTAGAAGATTTGTTTCTAAAGTTAATGCAGATTTTACAACAACTATACAATTTGGAGCTGGTGACCCAAATGCAAATGATGAACAATTAATTCCAAATCTTAAAAATGTAGGATTAGGATTACCTAATTCAATTAGTAGATTAGAAGAATCATTTGACCCAACTAATTTCTTAAAAACAAAAGCATACGGTATATCTCCATCGAATACAACTATAACTGTTAAATATTATATTGGTGGTGGTGTTGCATCTAATGTAGAAGCTAATGAGATTACAAAAATAACATCTATTGAGTATGATAATGATTATGCTGATTTAAACCAAGCACAAATAGGAACATACAATAGTTTAAAAAATACAGTAGCAATTAGTAATAGAATACCAGCAAATGGTGGTAGAGGAGCTGAAACAATTGAGGAAATTAGACAAAATGCATTAGGTAATTTTGGGGCTCAAAACAGAGCAGTTACATCAAAAGACTATCAGATTAGAGCATTATCAATGCCACCCAAATATGGTGCTATTTCAAAATGTTACGCAACGGCTGATGGTAAACTGGATAACAACTCACCATCATCTATTTTAGCATCACCAAATGCTTTGCAAGAATTTACTGATTTGGTAATGGGATTTATAGAAAGACCTGATTCCGATGAACCAACTAGAGCTACTGTTAATAACGAAATTCAAAGATTTTTAATTGGAAAAACATCTAATGAAAATGAGAAAAACAATCCATTTGCTATAAATTTATATATGTTAGGAATGGATACTTTTGGAAAATTAACACCGATTAATAGAGCGGTTAAAGAAAATTTAAAGACATATCTAAATGAATATAAAATATTAACGGATGGTGTTAATTTTTCCGATGGATTTATTATAAATATTGGTGTAGATTTTGAAATAATTTGTAATAGAAATGATAACAAATCGGAAGTGGTTACTAAATGTATAATAGAATTACAAAACTATTTTAACATAGATAATTGGTCTTTTAACCAAACAATTAATTTAAGTGAAATAGAAGTATTGCTTGCAAACATTGAAGGAGTATCTTCTGTTACAAAACTTCAAATAGTAAATAAGTGTGGAGGTCAGTATTCACCAAATTCATACAATATAGAAGCTGCAACAAAAAATAAAGTGGTGTATCCATCGTTAGACCCTTCTATTTTTGAACTCAAGTTTCCAAATTCAGATATAAAAGGGAGGGCAAGATAATGGCATACTATTTTTTAACAGCATCAAAAGATGCAACGGTATATTTACAACAACCAAATCAAAACACTGGTTTGGATGAAATATTGGAAGTTAGTAAAGTTTACTTTGGTAATGTAAAAGATGTATCTCATGCTTTACTAAAATTTGATTTAGGTTACCTATCTGCTTCGTTGGTAAATGGAAGTATTGGTATGGCTGAAGCAACATTGATGTTGAAAGAATCTCAAACTGAAGAAATACCATTAGAATATACTATACATGCAAATCCAATATCTGGCAGTTGGGAAATGGGAATTGGTACTAGATTTGATGCTATAACCACTAAGGGTGTTACTTGGAATTATAGAGAGGGTGATACAAAAGTAAATTGGTTAGATAATGATTTTAACTCATTTACAACCGCAAGTATAAATGATGGAAGTGGTGGCACTTGGTGGACACGATATAGTGCATCTCAAAATTTTAATTATGAAAGAGGTGATATCAATATGGATATTAAACCTTTTTTAAAAGTGTGGATGACTGGTTCTATTCCAAACGATGGATTAATGCTAAAATTTGCTAATTCAACTTTGTTTCCTGAAAACATAGAAAGTGATACGCAAGATTATGGAATATTAAGATTATTTAGTAAAGAAACTTTTACAATATACCAACCAAAAATTAGAGTAGGTTGGGATGACCAATCATATATAACAGGTTCATTATTACCATTGACAGCTTCTGATATAAAAGTTGATGTTAGGAATTTTAAAAATGAATATAAAAAAGGTACTAATCCAAAAATAAGAATATTTGGTAGAGAACTATATCCTTTAAAAACATTTGCAAATCAATTTGCATATAATGATATAAAATATCTTCCACTAACAACATATTATCAAATTAAAGACTTTGCATCGGATGATGTTATAATTCCTTTTAGTGAATATTCAAAAATTAGTTGTGATTTGGAAGGAAATTATATTAAATTAAATCTTTCAAATTGGGAAGTTGGTAGAGTTTATAAAATTGAATTTAAAGTAGATATGGATGGAGATGTAAAATATTATGATAATAAAATAACATTTAGCATTACAAATAGTTAAAATGAGAAGAATACAAAACTCAGGATTACGAAACTTAAGTTTACTTGATGATATAAGTAAAAGTGGGTCTTTGGTTGTGCCTAAAACAAGCGAAAATTCGTATCAATTTAACGAAGAAAATGAATTAGATGGTGTAATTTTTGGAAAGTTATCAAATCCCAAATATAATGAAAATGATTTAATAAAATCAGTAGATACTCGTATATTTGAATTGATACCAGCCGAACCACCACCATTGGATGATGATGTTCCTAGGCCTGTTTATAATGAAGTAACACAATCAGTAATCGATTTGACTGAAGAAGTAATTAGATTAAATACAATAGTAGTTGATTTAACGGCTAAAGTTAGTGAATTAGAAATAGTTTCCGAAAGTTTAAGAGTTGATGTTGATGCACAAAAAATATTAGTAGCATCATTTGAAAATCAATTAAATCAATCTAATGTAAAAATATCATCTACCGTTATTGATTTACAAAATTCTATACAAAGAGGTACTGCCGAAGCTATACAAAGAGTTTCTCTTACTGCTCGTAATCAATCATTAAAAGAACAAAACGACCAATATAGAGAAATATTAGAAGGTAAGCAAGCTAAAATTGCAGAAGGTGCAAAAGTTGGTATGGATTTCTCTGTTAAGAGTGTACAAAAGGGCTCACCTCAATTTGGTGATTTAACTTATAGAGCTAGAGCAAAAGATGATGGTAATGGACAATGGATAAATGGACCTGATGTTGAAGTTTATAATTTCTCAAGAGAACCAATAACACTTACATTTGAAGAAAGTGGACAGACTATAGGTTCTTTTGAAAAAATTGCATCATTCACATTACAACCAAAGCAAACAAAGTTTTTCACTGTAAAAACAATCCCATCAAAAATAGATAGTTTCAGACCTTCAGCTGGTGTTACTTTATTGGGTGATACTGAATATAAAGGTAGCTTAATTGTTAAATCTCAAAAATCAAATGTAAATGTATCTGTTTCAATTCAAAAACAAGTTGGAACTAGTTGGAGTGGGTAATATTAATAAAAAATAAAATATGGCAGCATCGGGATTAAGAAATTTTAAAGAAATAATTCAAAACAAAGCTTATCGAATTAACCCAAATGATAGAAAAATATTTGAGCAAGGCGATTTACAGTCTTTTTTTGGATTAAGCGAAGATGATGTTATTGAATTTATTATGTATGATTTTTCTGAAAATCAATTACCGCAAAAAAATAATGGTTTAGTTAGATATATATCTCTTACAACTGAAAATATAAGTGATTATTTTTTATTAGCTGAAGGTACTGTTTTAACCAAAAACAATTTACCATCTGAATATTTTATTGATGTTGAAAGATTGATAAAAGAAGCTGGATATGAAAATGGATTATTTAAAACACAAATTTCTCTTATAAATAAAAGACTTGGGTCTTATAAATTAGATGATAAAGTTTGGATTAGTGAGATATCACCATCCAGAACAGAACTTAGATTATTCCCATTAGAAAAAAGTCCAAATATAGATGATATAAAAGAAAGATTTGGTATATTCTATAATAATGGTGATTTTAGAAATGACATAATTTATAATGCATTAAGATTGGTTGAATCTATAAATCCTTCTGTAATTGATGATTTTATAAAAAATACATACGGACAGGGATGGTATGAAAAATTAAAAACGGAGTATAAAATTTTTAATTTCGATTCATTTAGTGCTAACGTACATAAAAAATTTGTAGAATCTGCATATTATGAATTTACAAATAGAATATCCGATGTTAAAGATTTAAATTATGGTAAACCAAGAAAAACAAAACCAAGATTACAATTAGCAGAAAATACAATAGTAAAACGATTATCGGAACTTATTGTTAATTCTATTAATTTTTATTTATCTCAAAAAGACGAACAATTATCCGCTACATCTATAAATGCTAATATTGCTAGTATGGATGATGCGACAGCTATATTACAATCAAAATCATCTGATATACAAATTGATACTAAAGTACCTGAACTTAAAACAGTTATAATAGAAAAGCCAACACAAAGCGAAAAGAAATTACAATTTAAGAAAAAGATAGCAGTAGAGTTTCCAACAGATACTCCACCTGAAGTGATTGTACAGCCTGTTGAAGTAGAAAATCCAAAAACTGGAGAAATTAAAACAATAGAAGTACCACCTGATAATGATATTGATGTATTACCAATTGTAATAGAAACACCTGGTCCATCTACTGGTGGTGGTGGAGGTGGTGGTTTCACTGGTGGTGGTTTTACCGAAATTGATCGTGGTGATGGTAGAATTGGCAGAGATAGAATTTACGAAGGTGGTAGAGAAAATATACAATAAAATATTTATTAAGTAATGGCAGAAGCAAATTATGGAATATTCGGGGATGACTTTTCGTTAGAGGGAACAAACCCTGCAAGTGTACTTAGTAGTATTAGTGATACATCTGTGTCTTTTGGTGGAGGTGGTGGTGGTGGAGTAGCCACATCAAATCCAACATCAACTCCAACTAATGTGATAATTCCTATCACAACAAATCCAAATGCATACGGTACTATAAATGCAAATAGTAATGTAATAGTAAATGTAAAATCAAATCAAGAATCACAAATACTTGTAAATTCTGAAAATACATTTAAAACAACAACAGATAAATTAGATATATCTGTACATGATTTGTTAAAGGTAGGTAGTAAAACAATTACTGTAGAAAAATCTGGATTTAAATCAAATGAAAAATATGTATTTAAAGCAGTACCTAATCTTAATTTTAATTTTAGTAATTTAGATTTTAATATAAATTTAGGAGATAGTTTAATTGGATATCAAAATAGACTATTACCAAATTATAACGAACCATTAGGACCTACAAATCAACCTATATATACCAATACACCTCCGTTTCAAATAATAGTAGAGTATTATAAAAACGATGAAATACAAATATTTCAATACGATACTGCTAGCCAAATAATTGATATAAATTTTAATTTAGAAAAAGGGCAAGTACCAATAGAGGTAAATCCAGTAGATTTAAATGCAACTATTACAATTGATATAGACGGTATTACTGATTCTGTTTTATATTCAAATGGTATGGTTGCCGATACTTTAACTACCGGTAGAGTATATACATATACTGAAAAAATTGGAAGTGAAATATCTATATCATCTTCCGATTTACAAAGTCATATAATATCAAAAATTATAGTTACAAATGCAAATGGACAGGTAGAAGAAGTACTTCCAGATGCTGTATCTGCGGCTTCCGGTCTTTTAAATAACACAATTACAAATTCAAGTGTATTTTTACAATTTGAAGTTGCTGGTAATACAAAAATATCAATAACAACAGTAGCTGCACCAACTACTAGACTGTTACCATCTATTGAATTTTCAAATAAAGAAAGTAATAGAAAATATAATATAAACGAAAAATCGGATATACCTATTGGTATAATTAAGAATGGTGTAGTATCCGATGTAGCTATTTATATAGGTGATAAAGTATATAAATACACAAAGTTAAACCAAGAGCCAAATTTACAACCTGGAATATTTGTAACAATTCCAGCATCAGCTATTGAAAATATAGGAAATTATAGAGTGGTATTAGTACCATCTACAACTAAAAAAACAGGCTTAGGTGTTTTATCAACTAATGGAAATTTTGATGGAACTCCGATTGAATTTACTTTAAATGTTGTAAACGAAGTTTTTGTTGGTGTACCTGATATTAGAAATATATCATATCCATCTGAACTAATCGGACCTGATTTTGTTGGAACGGATGTTAATTTTGAAATATCATACGAATCAGTAAATACCGATTATGTTAGAGTATTCAATGGCACTAACTATACACAAGTATCACCAAACGGAAAGGTTAGATTAAACATAAAGAAGTTAATAGAACTTGGTGGTAGTAATATAGCAGAAGACCAAAATAATATTGTATTAAATTTAAAATTAGTACCATATAATATTAGCGGTATTGAAACTGTTGTTGGTAAAGAGGAATTTATTACTATTAAATTTGTAAAGAGTAATTTTACTATACCAAGAAACGTTGCTATTAATAGAATAGCAGAAGGCTTTATAAATCAATTTGATAGAAGTATATTAAGAGAAAAAAACTCTAAATACTTAACTCACCTTTTACATTTTGGTGATGGTGATAACAAATTAATTACAACATGGACTGGTAGTCAAAATTCTTTAATATTAAAATTATACGAGCCACTACCAACTTCAGTACAAACAAATCAACAAGTTTGGGTTTCTAAAATTTTAGCAAATCCAATAATTGATACTGTACGTTTGATTGGAGATACCACTCAAAACTGTCCACCATTAAGAGGGCCTAATTTTTCTTTAGATGTTGATAATGGAATTGGATATCAAGTGTTTGATGAATTAGTAGCAAGTGGTTCTTATTCATCTAACCTATTATATAACAATTATGTATCATCGAAAGGAATTGATACTTCTAAATTAAATATTCAATATGTAAGTGGTTCTGATTATGCTTGGGGTAATTATGTAAATTTTGGGTCTGCCGAAGAAAGGGTAAATAATTTTATTTATAAAATTGGTATACTTGAAAAATATATTATAGAATATCAAGCTCTTATAGGGCAAACATTTGATACGGGTTATATTCTTACAGAAGATTCTATGGGAATTTTCACACCTGAAATAGAAGGTAATGAAGTACTCAATACTGAAAGCTCATTAGATATAACAACGGAAATTGCAATAAAATATGGGCAATATTCAATTGATGAGTCTGGCACTTTATTAAATAAAATCAATAACATAATACAAAACTTTGATGGTTTTGAAAAATATTTATATACATCAACCAATGAATTAGCATATCCTAAATTTGATAATGCTAGCGAAAATGGTATAGTTAGAAAAGTAAATTATTTATCAACGTCAGACCAAGCTAAATTATGGTATAATAATATAGTTGCATCTGCTGAATATTATGATAGATACAATTCAAATTATTTAGTAAATAATCTTCCTCTTTTTATACAAGAAGATTATGATAATAATGATTTCATTGTATTTTTAGATATGATAGGTCAGCATTTTGACATAATATGGGCCTATATAAATTCTCTTAGAGATAGTAAAAAATTAGGAGAACTTCAATCCAAAAATATAATAAATACAATTGTTGGTCCTGTTTTGGAATCTTTTGGCTGGGATACTAAGAGAGCTTTTAATTCCAATTTCCTTTGGGAGCATGTATATGGTACTAACAAAGAAGGTAATCAAATATATTCAATGCCTCTTGATGAAGCAAACAATCAAGTTTGGAGAAGAATATTAAATAACTTACCATATCTATTAAAACATAAAGGAACGGGTAGAGCAATGAAAGCTATTATGGCTTGTTATGGTGTACCACAATCTTTATTGACAATAATGGAATTTGGTGGCCCGCAAGACCCAACGAAAGATGCAACTACTAAATTTACATTTGATGATAGAACAGCTGCAATTTATTTGACAGGTAGTTTAAATCAAAATGGTAGTTCGAATATTAAAGTTCCTTGGAAAGTAGCACCAACAACAGGTAATTATCCGGCGTGTGTTGAATTTAGAATAAAGCCTGCAAAACTACCTGAAACATCATATACTATAATTTCTGGAAGTGAATGGAAGGTAGATTTGGTTAGAACTACTGGTTCGTTTGCTTCGTTAGAATTAAACTTTGGTGGTGATGTTGGTGAGAGTAGTTACTTTATGACAACTGGTGTTGGTACTCCATATATTGAAACTTCGATTGATTATGTATATGGACCTGAATTTAAAACAAGAAGTATTAATATTCCATTATCATTAGAGAACTATACAAATATTTCTATAAATAGATACAACTATGGTGGGTCTCAATCACAATATGAAGTTTGGTTTGCAACATCCGATGGTATCAGAATAAATACATTTGTTAGTATGTCATTATTGACATCAGATAATCAATGGGAAACTGGTTCTACTTTACAAATAGGTGGTAATGGATTTGAGGGTAATGTTGATGAGGTTCGTTTATGGACTGTTCCTTTACAAAGAAGTAAGTTTGAAAATCATACGTTATTCCCTGATGCAATCAATGGTAACGATTATGATTCATCTACAAAGGATTTATTATTCCGTTTAGATTTTGAATATCCAAAGGATAGAACAAACGATTCGTTTATTAAAAATGTAGCAATAAATGAGAGTTATACAGAACCATTTGGATTTGCAAATAATATGTATTCGGCATCTGTATATCCATATCAATACACACCATACGATAGAACTGTAACAGCTACTGTTCCATCTTTAGGATTTAATGTTTCTAATAAAATTCGTTTTGAAGAACAAACTTTAGTAACAAATTTATCACATAAAGTTAGAGCAACTAAAAAATCATTTGATAGAGCTCCAATAGATTCAAATCGTTTAGGATTATTTTTCTCTCCAATTAAGGAATTGAATATGGATATCCTAAAAGCATTTGGTGATTTTAACATTGATAACTATATTGGTGACCCATCGGATGAATATAAGGATAATTACAAACAACTAAGTGTTCTTAGAAACTATTACTTTGAAAGACTTGATAGAAACATCTACGAATATATTCAGTTAGTAAGGTATATTGATAAATCTTTGTTTGATGTATTGGATGATTTAGCACCTGCTAGAGCAAAGGTATCGAAAGGATTATTAATCGAACCTCACTATTTGGAAAGGAGTAAAATTAAATGGACAAAGCCGGAATCCGAAAGAAATGATTTTGATACAACTATATCAACTTTTGATGATGTTGATATAAATTCTACATTTGATTATAATGAAGGTGAATTGAATGCACAAGAAATAGCAACATTGGAAAGTAATTTAAATAATTTTGATGGTGTGGTTGATGCGGATAGTGCAATTTCATTGGAAAGTACAAATCCAACGTATGAATCTGAAATAGAAAATAATTTTGTAGATATATTAGATACTGAATATCCTACATACCCATCTCAAGGTTCTGTAAATATTGAGTGTCCTACTGGTGCAAGTTTATATGGTGAAGTTGATTCGTTTTCATCTACTCAAATTGGTATGGATAGAAATTCATTGGCAAACTTAGGATATGGTTTATATGCTAAGAGAGGAAATTCTATTTATAGAACATTTGATGATATATTTGGAAACTTAGAAACAACAGGTAGTAGAGTTAGTGCATTCTTAGTAAAAGAATCTAAACCTAAAAAGAAAAAAACTCAAACGGGTGGATATCCAGCAACAACTTCAGGTCCTGTTAAATATACTACAATAACTACATTTGAAGATAAATACTATGTATCGTTATTACCTTTTAGTGGTAGTATATCATTAGGAAATGATGTAGTACAAGTTACACCTATTAATGGCTATTTACCAACTCACTATAAATTTACCAATGGGTTGGGTGAGGGATTACAACGTTCATATTGGAAGGGTTCTATGCAAACTGCGGCAACTACACCGGATGGATTATCTCCAGTAGAAACATTTACAACTAATCCTAACATCCTTAGAGTGGCTAAGACAGGTAGAGGTAGTGGTGAACCAATACTTGAAGTGGATTAAGAATGAAAATATTAATTGGTTATATTTATTTTAGATAATAAAGAATTAAAAAAACAATATCAAATGGCATATTTAGATAATACCGAAATAACAGTAGATGCAATTCTTACCAAAAAAGGAAGACAAAAGTTAGCATCTGGTCAATCTTTAAACATTTCAAAGTTTGCTTTGGGTGATGATGAGATTGATTATACATTATATGAGCCTGCACACCCAAAGGGTTCGGCTTATTATGATTCAGCAATTAGAGCTATTCCTATTACCGAAGCATCACCTGATGAAACTCAAATATTGAGATATAAATTAGTGACTCTTCCAAAAGGAACAACTCAAATCCCAACTGTAAGATTGGGTGTACCTTCAATCGCTGTAAATCAATTAGAAGGTGGTGTTGGATTAACACCAACTACATCTCCTGCTGGAAACGCAAGTGCTGGATACACTGTAGTATTAACAGACCAAAGAGCTGGTACATTGACAGTTACTAGAGGTGCATCTGCAGTTGGTAGTGTTCCTGTTTTCTTAGGAGAAGAAATTACAACAACCGCACAGGTGGTTAGTGGTTTAGAATTCAGATTCACACCAAATCCAAACTTAACAATCGATGTAGCAACTACATTGACAGTTTATGGTAATGAAACTGGGGGTTCTCAAACTATACCTGTAACTGTAACTTATAAAGCTTAAAAAGAAATAAATAATGGCACTAATAAATGACCCTAACGTAACCGCCCAGATAGCAGCATTAGCAAACTCTGGTACGGTTGATACAAATCAAATCGTATCTATTTTAAATAGCGTATTACCAGCTGGTCAACAAATCGCTACTAACACAAGTGGTGTAACTACTGGTATTTACAAAAGATTTGGTGATTTTGATAAAGTTAATGCAAAAACTGAAGTAGTAACAACTGGTTTATGGACTGGTGATTCTGGTTCATTAGCACAATTTTTTACAGCATCTGCACAAACTACCGCAACAAGCGGATACTATTATGCAAATGTTTATGATTACAATCCAGTAACATTTTCTGATACCGCTGAAGTACAATTCGCTGTAGCGTATGGGCATGTTAATGGTAGTGGTTCAATGACATTAGATGTTAATGATTCTGCACTTCTTGCAACTAAAGCAACTTACGCTCAGTATAGAGCAATGTTGTTAGACCCAACTGATACTAAATTCTCATTTGAAAATTCAGCAGGTACTTTGCAAGATTGTAACGCTGTTTACATAATCAATATAGCTAGAAGTAGATATAGAGAAAAAATGGATGCTGGAAACTGGTCATTAAGACTAACTGCAGGAAATGGTACATTTACTTTCATTGATAATAGTGGTAAGAAATTTGGTGATGACTTGGGTTTAAGTGGTAGAACATTTAAAGTTGTTTCTGGTTCATTGAATTTAGGAACTGAAAATGAAGCAACTATCAATAGAACAACCGATGTTTCAACTGGACAAGGATTTGGTTTATTCTATCCTGATAGAGGTATTATAGTTCTTAACGCTGAAGCAATTGGTGCTACATTAGGTGCTATTGCTAACCAAACAATCTATACCAAAGATGGAGCAATTATTCAGAGTGGTAGTGTAACTCCTTCTCACTCAACTGGAGCTGAAATGTTTAATCAATATAGATTACTTCAGGCAATTCAAAGAGGTGGTGATTTTGAAGCACGTAGAACTGAAAACATTTCTACTCAACACTTCTTTGTAAGAGCAACAAATAGAGAGTTTAATTACTCTAACAACCCTACTTATGTAGATGCTGATGGATTCTTTGTAGAAGGTACATTTGAAACTGACCCACAAACGTTTATCACAACTGTAGGTTTGTTAAACGATTCAAACGAAATGATTGCAGTAGCTAAAACTTCACAACCAATTGTTAAATCATTTGACAAGGAAGTACTTATTAAAGTTAAATTATCATTCTAATTAAAAATAAACAAAATATAAGAACCCCCGAAAGGGGGTTTTTAGTTTAAGAAATATTTATATAAAAAATAATAAATGATTAAAGAAATTCCTAAATCTGATATAGTGACAAGACCAATCAAAGTTTATAAAGAATGGACTTTGGATGAGAATGATATTAGACCTATTTTTGGAGAAAACCCAAATAATACTTTAATTGATATTGATTTAGATGCAAAAACATACGATATAAATGGAGTTGAGTTTGTTAAAAAAATAGTATATGAATCAACAAAAGCGCAATTTTATACAAATCCAGCAACAGCATCTGTTTTAACCGAAGTTGGTTTACGAAAATCATACGCATCAACCGATGAAAGGGTTTTAGAAAATGAAATGGCTGTGTTTGCAATACCACAACAAAAATATGGAGAGGGTATAAAAGTTGGTACTGTAATATTAGAAGATGAAACATTAAATCGAACCTATACGGATGATGGTTATTCTAATTTATTAGATTCTGGTAGTAATATTAAGGGAAATATATTTTATGATAGGGGATTGGTGATTGTTACTAAAGATGTAGTTAGTGGTTCTGTTTTAAATCAATTTACATTAAAATATCGTTCTACCAAAACAATATATGAAAATGAAGTATTTATTTCGGTTTTGGAAAGTGAATTTAATGTATCACAAAATCCATCAGCGGTTGATTTTAATGGAAGTGATTTTGGTAAAATAAAATTAAACAATATACCATCTACACTTGTTGATAATAAATCTGGGGGATTTGCTGATTATGAATATAGTAGCTCGATAGACCCAACTGGTTCGTATTTAGCTCCTTATATTACAACAATTGGATTATACGATGACCAACTAAATATGGTTGCCGTTGCAAAGTTACCACAACCAATTAAATCTTTACCGGACTATCCAGTAAATTTCATTATTCGTTTCGATACATAAGGTTATATTTATTAGTATATAAACATAAAAGACATGTCAAAATTAGTAGAACTTTTATTAACAAAAAAACCAAAGGATTCTAAAGCCAATACAAAAGGCGTAGATAAAACTCCTATTGGTGTTGAATTTCCATTCCAAAACTCAAAGGATTTAATGAACTCCGATTTATCAAAGCCAAGAGGTGGACAAATAGGTGGTACAACTGGAGGATTTAACTCATCTAAAAAATACGCAGATTCGGTTAATACTGCAAAAAATAAATAAGTGAGCTGGAAATTTAATGGAAATATTGTTACAGAAGAAAACACACCTGAAGGTGCGGTTGGATTTGTCTATAAAATGATACATATTCCAACTGGAAAATTCTACATAGGTAAAAAACAACTTACTCAAACCCGTAGATTAAAACCCCTTAAAGGAAAGACCCGTAGAAGGGTTGTAAAGAAAGCATCTGATTGGGAAAAATACTATTCATCAAACGAATGGATTAAATCGGAAGTAAAAGCTGGAAACGCTGGTGATTTTGAAAGAGAGATTATTCAGTTTTGTTTTTCAAAGAAATCCTTATCATATTACGAAATTAAATGGCAGTTTCATTACGATGTACTAGCCAACGAACAAGCAATAAACGAAAACCTTATGGGAAAATTCTTCCGTAGGGATATTATAAACTAAAAGTTATGACAATACCTGAAATCGCAAAGAAGTACGGAATATCCGAATCTTATTTAAACGCAAAAGATGATGCACTACAAATAGCAGCAGCATCCTTAGTAGACCTTAAAGGGATGGTATCAAACAATATGCCAAGAGAGCAAATCTCCAATAAACTTCAATTTTTAGCAGACTTTTTATACGATTGTAAAAATTCTAACCACTAATTTGGTTATATCAGATAAAATTCGTATATTTGTGTACGAATATCTAAATTATGCTATCTGGTAGAAACAAATTACAAATAATTACAATATTAGACACTGCATTGGGTGTGGGTTCTTCCTTAAAGGGAAATGAACAGGCACATCATTGTCCATTTTGTAATCACCACAAAAAGAAACTACAAATAAACTTAGATACTCAAAGATGGCATTGTTGGGTATGTGATTCTAAGGGTAGGAGTATAGTATCACTTCTTCGTAAACTTAATGTAGATTTAAGAGACCTATCAAAGGTTAAAGATATCTATGGTGATGAGCCTGAATACGATTCAAAGGAGGAGTTTGTAGCAAAGTTACAACTACCAAAAGAATTCAAACAATTATATTTCAAACCAACTCGTACAAATCCATACTACAATCAAGCTATGCACTATCTTTCTCAAAGAGGTATTACACAAGCGGATATTGTAAAGTATAACATCGGATATTGTGAAGATGGATTATATGGTGGTAGAGTTATCATTCCATCTTATGATGAAAATGGTGAACTTAATTATTTTGTAGCTCGTTCTTTTTATCAAGATGAAAAGATGAAATATAAGAATCCGCCTGTTAGTAGGGATGTAATTGTATTCGAAAACCAAATCAATTGGAAACAACCTATTACATTAGTAGAGGGTGTATTCGATTCATTTTCAGTAAAGAGAAATGTGATTCCTTTGTTGGGTAAATTCTTACTTAGCAAATTGAAAAACAAAATTATGGAGAATGGTGTTAAAGAAGTAACAATTATGTTGGATTCCGATGCATTAGATGATTCAACTAAACATACCGAATGGTTTTTAAAAAATGGAATAAAAGTTAAGAATATTATACCAACTGATAAGGATGCTGGTGAAATGGGATTTAAAAAAGTAAACGAACTATTGAAAGAAGCTAAAGAAACTAATTGGGATGATTTAGTACTTTCGAAACTAAACAATATATGAGTAAATTAAAAAGGATTTATCACATTGCGGATATACACATTCGTAACATCAAAAGACACAAAGAATTCAGAGAAGTATTCTATGCTATGTTTGATGAAATTAAGAAAAGAGGAACGGAAGATTCTATCATTTATTTGGCAGGGGATATTGCTCATGCTAAGTTAGAAATGAGTCCGGAATTGGTAAAAGAGATTAGTTGGTTATTGACAGAATGTACAAATCATTGTGAAACTATTATGATTGCTGGAAATCACGATTGTAATATGAATAATGCTGATAGATTGGATGTACTTACTCCAATCGTTGATGCATTAAAACTACCAAACCTAACATACCTAAGAGATACGCAAGTTTATGCAATCGGAGATGTTGATTTTGCAGTATTTAGTATATTTGATAACAAAGATAATTGGCCTAAAGCTAACACATTATTCGGAAACAAAAAGATTGCATTGTTTCATGGACCTGTTGATAACTCCACAACCGATATTGGATATGTAGTTAGTAGTAGACATTTTACAACTGATATATTTGATGGATATGATTTAGCTCTGTTAGGAGATATCCATAAAAGACAAGAGATGATATCACCAAGCGGATGTAAGGTGGTATATGCCGGTTCTTTGGTACAACAAAACTTTGGTGAGACATTAGATAAGCACGGATTCTTAGTTTGGGATTTGGATACAATGACCTACGAAGAAGTTGATATCAAAAACGATTATGGGTATTATACTTTGGATGTTGATAGTGGAATTGTGCCGGATGTAACGGATATGCCATTGTACCCTCGTTTAAGAGTAAGGGTAAAGAATACGGATACCGCAGATACAAAGCGGATGATGGCTGATATTACGGCAAAATATGGAGTTGATGACTTTACAATCATTAGAACGGATTCATTCAATACCAAGAAAACCAACGATAGAGAAGCAAGGTTGGAAGTAGATAGTGTGAGTGATATAAACCATCAAAACTCTTTAATAGGGGAATATGTGGAACGTATGATGCCATTTGTAACGAAGGAGGACTTAGCTGGAATAGAAAAAATCAATCGTGACATTAATAGTAGAGTACAACCATCAGAACTACAACGAAATATAAGCTGGAAGCCTGTAAGATTTGACTTCTCCAATATGTTCAGTTATGGGGAAGACAATATCATTAAGTTTGATAAGGTAAACGGACTGATGGGATTATTCGCACCAAACGCTCAAGGTAAATCATCCTTATTTGATGCAATCTCATTTTGCTTGTTTGACAAATGTAGTAGAGCATATAAGGCAGCTGCAATTATGAACAATCGTAAATCAGATTTCCATTGCCAATTAGATTTCACTATTGATGGTGTAATGTATCATATCCGTAGGGAAGGTAGAACCATTAATAAAGGAAGGAATGTAAAAGTGGATGTGGACTTTTGGAGAGATGGTGATAGTGGAAGGGAATCCCTAAACGGAACGGAGAGAAGGGATACCAACCAAGTAATTGAAGGTTATGTAGGAAGGTATGAGGATTTCGTAATGACTGCTTTATCACTACAAGGTAACAACGCTCTATTCATTGATAAATCACAATCTGAAAGGAAAGACCTCCTTGCTCAATTTATGGGATTGGACATGTTCGATAAGCTATATGAAACTGCAACGAATGACATTAAGGATGTGAACGCTCTTATCAGAAATTTCAAGCGTACTGATTTTACGACAGAATTAGCCCAAAAAGAAACCGACTTGAACGAAAAGAAAATCGAGTATGGTAAATTAGATGCTGAAAAATTAGAATTAGAAAAAAGAAAGGGTGAGTTAGAAGAACAAATAGTAGGATTATCCCAACAAATAGTTCCAATTCAAGGTAATTTAGATATTAACGAATTAAATCGTAAAGTAACAAAGATTGATGGTGAATTAAAAAATTGGGGAGATTCAAAGTTAGACAAAACCACAAAACTTACGGAAGCAACTAAATTAGTTAAAGAGGCTAAAGAAACAATTGATTCCAAAGTTACTATTAATGGTACGGATATTAGTGAAGCACAAATTCAATTAAATTTAGTTAAGGGACAAATCAGAGATACAAAACATCAGATTCAATTATTAGAGCAATCAATAGATTCTAATAAAGAAAAGTTATCACACTTAGCGGAGCATGAATATGACCCTAATTGTAACTTTTGTATGAATAACGTATTCGTAAAGGATGCAAAAGAAACTGAAAAGAAGTTGGAGCAGCAAGGTAATCAATTAGAAACCTTAAATATTTTACATAATGCTCTATTAACTCAATTAGTAGATTTGGATGGTGTTGAAGACCAATTCAAAGAATGGAAAGAGTGGACTGATGAACATAAACGTTTAATTAGTGTTATAGAAAGATTGGAAGGTGATATCAGAACAGCAGAGTCTAAAATTGAATTATTACAAACTCAAAAAGAAAGTGTAAACGCTGATATTCAAAGATACAACGATAACGAAGAAACTATTACAAAGAATCAGGCGTTAGATATCCAAATTCAAAATGTTCGTAGATTAAAGCAAGGTGTGGAAACTCAAATATCGGATGTAAACAAACTTATGTTACGATTGATGTCTGAAGTAGGTGCAACAAAAACCTACATTGATAATATGGTAGCTAAGATGGAGGAAGTAAAAGAATTGGAAACTAAAAACCAATTATATACATTCTACTTAGACGCAGTTAAAAAAGATGGAGTACCATACGAACTAATATCCAAAGCACTTCCAGCTATTGAAAACGAAGTGAACAACATATTAGGACAAGTGGTGGACTTCTCAATCTCAATGGATACTGATGGAAAGAACATTAACGCTAGAATCGTTTATGAGGACCAGGAATGGGCTTTAGAGATGTGTAGTGGTATGGAGAAGTTCATATCGGGATTAGCGATTAGAGTGGCTCTAATTAACATCTGTAACCTGCCTAGACCTAACTTCTTAGTAATTGATGAAGGGTTTGGTACATTGGATGCCGATAACCTATCATCCTTATTTATGATGATGCAGTATCTTAAAACTCAATTTGATTTTATTTGGGTAATTTCTCACTTAGAACAAATGAGAGATATCGTAGATGGACTTATCGAAATTAAAAAGGTAGAAGGGTTCTCTAAAATTAATTTTTAACAACCGGTAATATATTTTTAGGTGGGGTCTTCTTTGAGGACTCCACTTTTTCTTTTATAAGCGTTTCAATTAATCCGCTTATTTTATATCCTTTCTCTTTACAAAATTCCTTTAATAATTGATGAACATCAGCATCAATTTGTATCATTGCGTACTTTTTCATAACGTTTCTTTAGTTTTCTTTAGAATTCTAATATAATTATAAACATAAAAAATTTAAGTAAATATTTATCATAGAATAATATAAGCACACTATGGCAATAATTAAAAAATTCGCAGAAAATCTTACCCAACCACTCACATCGTTTGGTACTTTTTTAGTGGATACTAATCCAACTTCAACGTACTTTAAAATAACCGAATTTAAAGATGCATTTACTGGAGGTAAAAATGGTTTTCTGATTGAAGGTTCGGAACATCTTATGGAATCTACTGAAATAAAGATTCAGATATTAGATGTTAATGGTAACCCAATTTATTATGAGCCTGGTAATGGTGTTCCGGAATATTATGAAGGTACATCTAAATTAGTTGCTGTTTATGTATATGAGGATACACCAATAGGTACTGCTAAAATAACTGTATTAGGTGAGTTAAAAACTTATTTAGATGAAGGTGGAGCTGTTTTACCAATACCGGATGATTGGAAAAATGTATATAATGTTAAGTGGGAAAAGGAATTTAAAGTAAATAGATTACTTTCAAATGAAGATAAAGTAAGATTTTATAGAAGACCACAAGTAACAATAAATGAAATAGTAAAACCTATTTTTAATAATGTAACAACTACTGTTGTACAAACAGGTTCATTAAGTGGACAGGCGCAAGCACCAAGGGTTGGAGAACCTTTAAGTGATTACAATGCACCAACAACTTATTTATTAGAAATTGAAGATTCAACAAATTGGACTGGTTCAATAGTAGGTAATACCATCAACGTACCAGCATTAGGATATAGCGCAGTAGTTGATAGTGTAATAAATAATAAACAGGTATTAGTAATAAATCCATATACTGAAGCATCACCACTTGGTTCAGCATACAGTCCAATTGTTACAAACTTTTTAGATGAAGGATATACTGCATCATTTAATTATGTAGAAGGTGTAAACAATTTAAAAACAGCATTGACCGGTTCATTTGCTAAAATTGTACTTTCTGATTTAACTACATTTGTTGGTGATGTTTCTAGGGTAAAAATATTTAGAAAATCTCAATCAGATTTAGCAGATTATCAATTTATTCAAGAGATAAGACTTGAATCAAATGAAATACTTAGGGATTTAGAATCACAAGTAAAAAATGAAGAATTTTATGGTATTTTTGATACAAGCAATTTTAAAAACTATTGGATTACTTCATCAAATAATATTACAACTACATTTAATCAAAATTATTTATATAATTCGGTAAAGTTAAATAGTAATAATTCTAACTTCTTTCACACAACAGCTTCGTTAGGTGTTACACAAAATATAGAATATACACTTACATTTAATACACGTATTGGAACTGGGTCTGTAAATCCAAATAATTATATAAGAGCATTTTTAAGTGGTTCAAAGAGTAGTAGTGTTAATGGTTCTCCTAAAATTGTTCAAGTAGAAAAAAATATTGTAACTGTAACATCTGATAGTTCTTTGTTACAAAAGAACCAAATAACTGCAAATTTTAAAGCTGAGGAATCTAATAATACAAAACTTTATTTTGAAGTTAAAGGTAATGATTGGTATATATCTGATGTTAGTTTAAGAGCTTCGCAAGAAACAGCATATTCTCCTGATGAAATTACATTTATTCAAAGCGTTCCAAGAACTTTACCAGAAGAAACATTTGATTATAGATTTGAATTTTACGATATAAATAACAATTACATTCCTGTTTTAGTTGAAGAAAGTAAAACATTTAATGGAGGTAATATACAAAGAATACAAAAAGGATTAGTATTTACTCCTCGTTCTTTACAATTTCAATTTGATTCTGGCTCACAACCAGTTCCACCAACTGTAGTTGGTTTTACAGTAACAAAAAATTTATTAACTGGTTCGATAACATATACATCTCAATCTTTTGATTTTGATGGAAATGAATTATCGGGTTCTGACTACACAGCATCTTTTACAGGTAGAAGATATCCGGGTTTACTTAGTGATATTACATCCGATGCACCAACAATGACAGTTGGTAACTTTACAGGTTCAAGAACTGATAAGACTGTACAATTAATTAAAATTACTGGTGAAGTTGAAGGCTTTACGGATACGGTAATATTCAGTAGAGTGTTAGATGGATTTGGTGGTGTAAATTATTTAATTAGACCTTATAGAGGAACTCAAATTAGAAATAGTAGTACTGCATCATTAGAATTACAAGCAGTTCGTATTGATGGTGTAAATGATATCGAATTAAGTAGTACAACTAAACCTGAAAAAGGATGGCCTGATAAACAACTTCATATTATATCACGTTCGGCAGATGGGGCTGAGAAGTTTGTAAACTTAGCATACGCATCATCAAGTAGATACATATATGGATTAACTACTGGTTCATTGGGTAGTGGTGAAATAAATTATAACGCAACTTTTAATAGAGATTCAATTGATTTTAGAAGAACAATATATTTGATTTCATCTCAATCAGCAGCAAGTGGACCTGCATTCTTAACATCTGGCTCGGTTGTAGCATCTATAATATTAGAAGATTTGCAAGATGGATTGGATAGTGGTATTATAACATATAATGCAGATTCGTTTACAATAAATCCAAGAACAGAAACAACATTTAGACCTTCATTTGCATTTGCTACTGCATCTTTTGCAAAAAGAGGAACGGCTGCATCTGAAATTGAATCGGTAACTGCATCATTTCAGGTATATCCATCAATGTCAATAAATAAAGATTGGGTTCCTGAATATTGGATGTATTATCATACACAAAGTTTACATCCAACTATAACTGTTTCGGCAAGGGATGAGAATAGAAATATAATACCATCGCAAGTAGTAAGTGGTAATGTTAGAAGTCCATTAAATCAAACTAAAACTTTAACATTAGCGTTTACATACACCGAACCTTGGACATCCGCATCGGTTACTATTGATAAAACATTTACAATTGTTCCTGAAGGTAAGCAAGGTGATGAGAGTATTATATTCGAAGTAAATCCAGTAGCTGTAACTTTAGGAGCAAATTCAAGAGGTGTAGTTAATGATTTTATACCATCCATAACTGATATTAAATTAAAGCAGGGTTCAAGGTATTTAGCATTTAGTTCTAGCGCTGGAGTTTTAAATAACTTAGATACACATGGTACATTCTACATAGCAACATCTTCAATTAGAGAGAATAGAGTTAAAGCAGGTAATGTACATTTTACATCATCGTTTGGAACTCCATACACAGCATCATTAATTGTAAGTGCTTCATCAAATATGACAGATTTGAGTGGAAGTATTGAGTATCCATTAATTATTCATCCATATTACACATCTTCGATTTATACAGCAAGTGTAGTTGTAAATTATACTAAAGTATTAGAAGGACCTCCACCAATTCAAATATTAATAACACCACCAAACACAACATTAACTGCGGATGAGGTTGGATTTGTAACACCAGTTGGATACGCACCAACTAATACAACAATACAAGTAAAAGAAGGCGAAGATTTTTTAAGATTCACAACTCAATCAGCAGCACCTGGTACTTGGAGAATTAATTCAATTGAAACTAGAGGTGGTTCTATTTGGAATATAAGAACAGGTTCATTATCTTCTTCTTCATTAAGTACTGCAACAATAAATTATAATAGATTTGATTATCCGTATGTTTCCGCAAGTGCATTATATACAATTCAAGTATATCCATTTGCGTTAGGAGCTGGACATCAACCAACATCATCTATCTATACTCGTACTCAAACATTTACAAAAAATGTATCAGTCCCAAATGCTAGGACAGTAGAATTAAAAGCAAATCCATATACTATAAATTATGATAGAGATGGGTATAGAGTTTCACCTGAAGGTGATGTTGAACTAAAAGCAACAGCTCTGAATACAACTGGTTCTGCTTGGTTTACTTTATTTTTTGTTGATACGGATGGTTCTGAAACTTTATATGATGGACCTTACTTTGAAGGAGCTGGTATAACTGAAAAAACATTTTTCATACCTGGAACAGACGCTGCAGGTCCTGAAGAAAATAAAACTTGGAGAGTTAAAATAAGCGATGGTAATGTTTATACATCATCTATATTAAATCCATATAGAGCTGAAGGTCAATTAACGATTGCAGGTATTAAGGCAGGTGCGGATGCATATAAAGTATCTCCTGATAATATATCAACATCAATTACTGCGGAATTATTTAGTACATCTTCAATTGGAACGGCTATTAAATTACCAACGTATAAAGGTACTACTCCTTTGATAAATGTTACATCTGGTAATTATCCACCACCACAACCAACCGATTTGGATAATTTAGAAAACTTAATTGGTATATTAGGTTATTCATCTGCATCTATTGTTTACAAATCACCATGGATTACACTTCCATCAAATAGATTAACAACAAATCCAGCATCTATGGGTAATATTATAGCTTGGGATAAACCAGCTATTAATAGAAGTGGTGAAGTTGTTTATAAAATTGACTTTGAAGGATATTCTCCATTTGTAGCAAACGATTTTATTAGTAGACCTCCTACTAGACAAACGGAATTTGTAACACAATCATTCGCTGTTCAATTCACCGAACCAGCACCATACGATGTTAAGATGCAGAATGAAAATTCTTCTGTTGTTTATAGAGTATCTGGTGAAGTTGAGTTAAATACAACATCTAATATAATACGAGCATATAGAGGTACTTATGAACTTACTAATAGACCATTAGGATTTACTGGACCTAAAATTGATGCGTATGGTAGTTCATCGTATGAGTATCAATGTACGGTAGAAGTTCACTCTAAACCAAATTGGATTCATTTAGATAATGACAATATTGATGTAGATGATAAATTACCAGGTACACCGGCTAGTATGCCTGGTATTACTGCATGGGATAATCCTGAAACAAATCCAACTGCTGAAATTGTATATCGTGTAAATTGTGAAGGCAGACAAACTTTCTTTAAAACACAATCATTAGCTATTCAGTTTGAAGGAGCAGTTGGACCTGGTATTGTTATGAGAGGTGAATGGTCACCATTAACTGATTATATAGGTCAAGTTGAAACTACAAACAATCGTAGAGATGCAGTAACTTATTTAGCAACGCAAGATACCGTAAAGTATTACGCAGCAATTAGTGGTTCTGGTCCTAATACAAATGACCAAAATGGTGTACCTGTTGGGTATCATGCACCAACTGTTGATGGTAATAATGATTGGTGGGAATATTTGGGTGACCAAGAATTCTTTGTAGCAGCTAAGATTGCTATATTTGAAGAGTCTTATGTTAAGAATACAATCAATGTTGGTACAAAAGATGGTACTGGTGCATTTGCAAACATTGTAATAGCTGGTGGTAGAACTGACCCATATATCGCTATTGGACAAAACGCAACTATTGGTACATCTGGAAATTCTGGTACTACATTAAACCCTGGTGGTAGTGTAATTGGATACGATAGACCGGGTATTTTCTTGGGAATTTATGAGCAGGGAGCAAGTGGTACAACTGGTAGATTCTCTATAAAAAATACAGCAGGAAATAGATTCCTCAAATGGAATGGTGAAGGATTGGAAATCGCAGGTGATATTACTGTAACAGGTGGTAATGCAGCAACATCTCAAGCCGTAAGTGGTTCAGTAGCATCTGGTTCATTTACAGCAACTCAAATAGCAGCAGCAAATACTGCAGTAGCTGTAAATGCTCTTAGTGGTTCATTAGGTGCTATGGCAGCTATTAGTGCAATTAATAGTGGTAATGCTACCACATTTATTGGACCGGGTGTTATTGTGGCAAATATGTTTGCTGGTACTGCGATTCAATCTACAAACTATGTAGCAGGTACTCATCCTAATTTTTCACAAACTGGTACGTTTATTAATTTGGCTGGAAGTTCAATACGAACTCAAGGATTTGCGGTAGATAGTTCCGGAAACGCTTTCTTTAGAGGAAATTTAAGTGGAGCAAGTGGTACATTTACTGATACCGTAACTGTTGGTACTGGAAATGTTGCAATTTCAATGACATCTACAAATGGAACTGGTAGTTTAATTGGACCTAATTTTTCATTAACATCGGCTGGATTGAACGTATCAAATGCAACTATTGCTGGTACTATAAGTGCAAACGCAGGTTCTATTGGAAGTTGGACAGTTGAAAATAATATTCTTAGGGATGCAAGTAGTAGGATTTTCCTTGACCCATCACTTCCTGGTCTTGCTATTAGAGAAAGCGGTACTACTCGTCTTAAAGTAAACTTTGGTGAATTAACAGATTTGAGTTCAACTGGTATAAATTTAGCATCTGATGTATTGAATTATTACAATACATTTAGTGTAGGTAATGTCAACTTTGATGAGGAAAGTTCGGGTGAAATATTTGATGTTGCGGCAGGTACATACATTGATGCTAGTGTGTCTTGGCCATCTGGATTTAGTGTAATACAAGCATTTCAACGTGAGGGTGGTGTAAACATATATTGGGGATATCGAATCTATAATGGTGCAACCCTAGTACAAGAAAATATAATATCTTCTGATTATTGGGTAGGTGGTCCTGATGATTCATCTGCAAATTTTTATGGATATAATGGTAATTTTCAATTTAGTGCACCTGAAGCAGCATCCACAACATATACCTTTAAATTATTTATAAAAGCTGATGGTTATAACTATGAGGCTGGTGGCTTTTTTGGAAGTTCATTTGCAGTTAGCGCATACCTACCAACCCCATCAATAACAGCTGCAGCAAATGTCAATATTGTTGAGTTGACAAATAAAGGAATTCAGATTGCAACTTCTACTAATAGATTTATTAAATTAAGAAGGGAAGATTCAGCATCCATTCCTGTTTTAGATGCAAAAGGATTTCTTAGATTAGAGGGAGATACAGCAAATACATTATTACAATTAATTGGTACAACCGGAGCAGGTAATACAGCTATAAATATAGCAAATGGTACTGGTAAAATTGCTATGAATGGTAACAATATTGAAATGGGTAGTGGTGTTGTTTCTTGGAATACCGCTGGTTCTAATCCGGGTTATTTAACAACTTATAATGATGGAGGACTTAGACCTGCTATTATAATAACAAATGTTGGTAGTCCCGGTGGAGGTACTATTAGGGGTATGGAAATATCTCTTTCCACTTGGAGAATTGGTAGAAATACTTCAGCAAGAAGATTTAAAGAAGAAATAGAAGATTGGCAACATCCATCTATATTAGATGCTATAAATAACGTACCAATAAGGACTTATTATTGGAAAATAGATAAAGATGCAGAAACAAGACCACAACAAATAGGTATAATTGCTGAAGAATTGGAAGCGGGTGGATTGGAAGAATATGTAGATTATGATTGGTTTGAAGACCCGGAGAATCCAGAAGGTCCTAAACAATGGATGACTTCTGGTATTGCTAAGCAAGAATTGGTATTCGTATTATGGAAAGCAGTGCAAGAATTAACACAAAAAGTAAAAGATTTAGAAAATAAATTGAATTCTTAACAATTAGATATATATTTATATACAAACAATAAATAATAAAATAATGGAATTACAAACCGAAAAATTAGAAGAAAGTGTTTTATCTAAAATAAAAGAACTTAACAATCGTAAAAACGAATTGATTGTAAATGCAGGGCAATTAAATTTAGATGTAGCTGAATTGAAAAAGATTATAGTAGTTGTTGAATCGGAATATTCAGCAGCAAATAAAGAATTAAATTCAATATTAGCTGATTTAAACCAAAAATATCCAAACGGAGAAATTGATTTAGTTGAAGGCACAGTGATTTACCAAAAATAAATTTGGTAATTAGAAAATAAATTCGTATATTTGTTACAATATGGCAAAGAAAAAGTTACTTTATGTCTGCCCACATCTTTCTACTGGTGGACAACCACAATACACATACAAGCAAATAAAACACTTTATTGATGACTTTGAAATTGAAGTTGTTGAGATAAATAATAGTGGTGGAGATGCTTATGTAGTTCAAAAAAATAGAATCAAATCATTAGTACCTGTTCACACTTTGGGTGATAACAAACGTGCAATATTTGATGTTATTAGAACATTTCAACCCGATATAATTCATTTTCAAGAAATACCTGAATATGATTTGCCAATTGATATTGTTGAAAAAATATTTTCAAAAGATAGAAAATATTTCATTATATGTTCAACGCATGGTTCATTAACAAACCCATCTGAAATAGCATACCATCCAGATAGATATGTTTTAGTTTCCGAATGGAGTAGACAAAGATTTGAAGGATTGGGTATTGAAACGGATGTATGGGAATATCCAATTGAAGATTATGTATTTGATAAAGAAGCTGCACAAAAGGAATTAGGATTAGACCCAACATGGAAACATGTCCTAAATGTAGGATTATTTTCATCTGGTAAAAATCAAGGTGAAATATTTGCAATAGCAAGGCAGTTAGAAAAATATAAAATCAAATTTCACTTTGTAGGGAATCAGGCTATGAACTTTGAAAATTATTGGAAACCCCTTATGGAGTTTAAGCCTGATAATTGTATTATATGGGGTGAACGAAATGATGTAGATACATTCTATGCAGCATGTGATATGTTTTATTTTAGTTCTAAGTTAGAATTAAATCCACTTTCAGTTAAGGAAGCATTGAGTTACAAACTACCTTCTATATTTAGAAAGTTATATACATATTTGGATACATACGATAATAATCCATTAGTAACTTATATTGATGATGATTTAAAATTAACTAAGAGAATTATCTTAGAAAAATTACAACCTGAATTTAATGAAATACCGGGTTGGTTTGCATATTCTGAATTATATAATAATGTAGTTGATTCGGCAAATGGTGGTGAAACATTTGTAGAAGTTGGTGCATGGTTTGGTAAATCAACAAATCATTTAGCAACTAAAATTAAAGAATCTGGTAAAGATATTAAATTTACATCGGTAGATACTTGGAAAGGTACGGATGATGAACAATTGCATCAAAATATAGTTAATGCATTTAATGGTGATATATTTTATGAGTTCGTTGATAATACAGTCCTTTCGGATAACTATGGTAGATTCAGTACAATAAAAGATACATCTAAAAACGCAGCTAATAATTTTGCCAACAATAGTATAGATTTTATTATGATTGATGCTGGTCATTCGTATGAAGCATTGATGGAAGATTTAAATGTTTGGTATAATAAAGTAAAACCTGGAGGTATAATTAGTGGGGATGATTATGGTGTATTTGAGGGAGTTACTAGAGCAGCAAATGAATATTTTTATGGACAGTTCCATCAAGGGTTTCGTTCATTCGTAAGAAGAAAACCTCGTATTCAAGTTAAGCACATGCTGACTAGACCTGATGATATGAGAGAAAGAGTTTCTATACAATCATTACAACAATTATCAAAATATGGAATAGATTACCAACCAATTATAAATGAAGTTTACGAAGGAATCCCACCTGCTGAAAATTGTAGAAGACCTGAACATATAAGTAAAGATAATAAGCCTGGTGAATTATATCCTGGTGCCGGTTTGGGTTGGATGACTGGTAGACACTATGGTTGTTATTTAGCGCATAGAAATGCATTAGAAACAATTGATGAGGAAAATTATGATTACACATTAATATTTGAAGCAGATGCATTTATCTATACTGGATTGGAGGAATTTGTAGATATAGTACACAAAGCATGTTTTATATCAGAAAGAGATAATGCATACTTTATTTCATTTGCAAATAACCCATCAAGAGAAAAAACAAAAATTGATGAATTCTTTACACAAACGGGCCCTAATCAAGACCTTGCACACTGCTACTTAATTCCAAATAGAACTAAACAATGGTGGATGGATAGATTAAATGATTGTGGGTGGGATGTTGGTGACCTTTGGTTTAATCATGTATTTTATCACTATCCAATGAGAAGATATACAACAAATAAAATGTATTCAAAACAAGCCGAAGGGTATTCACTATTGGATTTAACAGTTAAAACTTGGAGTTAATGATATACGATAATTTAGTTAAGAATTTAAATAATAAAGTTGAGATTGATAACAAAGTGTTTTTTCATTTTGTTAGAGGTGCTTTTTTAGAAATAAAGGGTAATAAACAATGTGAGTATCACGTTAAGTTTTTGAATAACCGAAATGGTAGAGTTTTATACACTACTAATATTTCAAATAATATGTGGACAAGATGTAATGTAGAATATTTTGTTGAATGGAAAATTGAAATATATGAAGGTGACAAACTTTGGTATGAACATGTGTATAATGCAGAAAATAAAAGAATATATGTTGCATTAGATTCTAAAGCATTAGGTGATAGTTTAGCATGGATACCTTATGTTGAAGAATTTGGAAAAGTGCATAATTGTAAAATGGTTACATCTACATTTATGAATACTATGTTTGAAAGTAGATATCCAAATATAGAATTTGTAGAACCTGGTACAAATGTACAAAATTTATACGCAATGTATTCAATAGGTTTATTTTATAACGAAGATAGTACAATTAATATTTACAAAAATCCAATAGACCCAAAAACACAAACAATGCAAAAGATGTGTTCTGATATATTAGGATTGGAGTATAAAGAAATAAAACCTAAATTAAAAGAAAGAACGCCATATATAGACCCAGCATACAAACAAGTGTGTATAGGAATTCATGGTACTGCACAATCTAAATTTTGGAATAATCCAAATGGATGGCAAGATGTTGTAGATTGGCTAAATAATAGAGGATATACAGTAAAGCTCTTATCTAAAGAAGGTGATAACTATATGGGTAACAAGTTACCAACGGGTATTTTAACACATCCAAACGGCCCATTAGACTTGGTTATGGATGAAATGCTAAAATCAAAAGCATTTATTGGTATTGGTAGTGGATTGAGTTGGTTAAGTTGGGGACTTGATGTACCAACCGTATTAATTAGTGGATTCTCATACGATTGGGCTGAGATGAAAGATTGTATAAGAATAGCAGCTCCAAAAGGAAAGTGTGAAGGATGCTTTAATAGATTAAGATTAGATCCCGGTGATTGGAATTGGTGCCCAGACCATAAAGGTACAAATAGACAATTTGAATGTACAAAAAGTATTACATCCGAAATGGTAATAAAAGAATTGGAAAAGTTTTTGTAATGAAAAAAATTTGGATAAATGGTTGTTTTGATGTTTTACATTATGGGCATTTTAAGTTAATAGATTATGCAAAATCTTTAGGAGATTTGATGATAGGTATTGATTCCGATGAAAGAATTAAGGAAATGAAAGGAGATGGTAGACCATTTCACACAGAAGTACAAAGAGTATTTAATTTAATGCAAATAAGGGATGTAGATAAGATTGTAGTGTTTGATAGTGATGATTCTTTGAGAAAGCATTTAGAAACTTACAAACCTGATATATTCGTAATTGGTGATGAATATATGTACAAACCTATTATTGGAGGTGAACATGCAAAAGAAATAAAATTCTTTGGTAAATTGGATGGATTTAGTACCACAAAACTTTTAGATGATGAGTAAAGTATTAGTTATAGGAGAGAGCTGCACGGATATTTTTGTATATGGGACATCAGCACGAAAATCTCCAGAAGGAAATGGGCCTGTTTTTATTCCAATTAGTGAAACCTATGGATTGGGTATGGCATCAAATGTTGTAAACAATTTGAGAGAAATGGGAGTTGAAACAAATATATTTTCTGATAATGGTAGTATTGTAAAGACTCGTTATGTTAATAAAGACACAAACGAACTTTATTTAAGAGTGGATGAGAACGATTCGGTTAATAGAATTGATACATCTAAATTATCTGACATATCTCAATACGATGCAATTATAATTTCAGATTATTGCAAAGGATTTTTAACCGAAGAAGATATATCTAATATAGCATCTATGCATCCATTTGTTATCTTAGATACTAAAAAGAAATTGGGTGATTGGTGTAAGAATTTAAAATTTATCAAAATAAATCGATTGGAATGGAAAACCAATAAAGATGTAATAAGAGAAAACGAATGGTTGTTTGATAAAATTATATGTACTTTAGATAAAACTGGAACAACTTACAAACATATCACATATCCAGTTATTCCAATTGAAAATGCAGATGTTAGTGGTGCAGGGGATACTTTCGTAGCTGGGTTTGTAGCTCGATATTTGGATTCGGAGGATATTAGTGTATCAATTGAATGGGCTAATTATTGTGCGGGTGAAGTTGTAAAGAAAAAGGGAGTTTCCGTATTTGGA